AATACTGGCAGCTATGATGCTCCCTGCATTGGGGTCAGCTAGACAAACAGGCTGGCAGGCGCAATGCCTGAATAATCAGCGTCAGCTTAACATAGCTATTACGGAATTTGCAGGGGATCATCATGATCGGTTCCCTTATGCGTCAGCTTGGAGGGGTGAGCCTACGGGGATGTGGGCTTGGGTGGCGGATTCGATGAGTGGCAATGGCTTGTGGGGTAAGACAGATAGGCCCTTGTTCTGGTCGCCGCTGAAGGATTACACAGGAATGCACATATTCAGGTGTCCCGGGGATAAATCCACTTCGGCTGGGTGGAATATGCCTACTAATGCGATAAAGCTTAGGCCCAGAAGCTACTCAATGAACATTTTTGTGGGGGGTTGGAGCGGTTGGCCTTGGATGTACGACAATCAGTACAAGATTCACCACACTTATGCGGATGTGGGGGCTACTTCCAAGCTGTTTACGTTTATTGAGATGCCGAAGGAGAGCATCAACGCCGGGAATTTCAGGGTTGTACCGTTGAAATCGGGGGAGAAGGACAGGTTCAGTCAGGATTGGCCCGGTATTTACCATAATGGGGGGTCGGTAATTTCTTTTGTGGATGGTCATGCGGAGTTTAGGAGGTGGTTGGAGGAGGATACGAAGATTATTCCGTTGGAGGCGGGGTCACCCACCACGCCGAAGGGCATTGTGTTGAGTGAGGACAACCGGGATTTGCAATGGTTAAGGGCTAGGGCGGTGGTTCCTGACCCAAACAATCATCAATGGTACCAAATGATGGGCGGGATAGGGAGATACAACAGGAGTTGGAACATGAGGGAGTTTAATGGGAAGATGTATGAGTCATGGGGTTGGTACTGGAACAATAGCTGGGGGCACCACCCAACTTGGAAGCCTTATTACTAAGCTAATTGGAGAAGCCATTGCTAATTTACATAAAAACCTAATGACTGGCCCCAGTCGGCCACGTTGCAAATACTGTGGATGTACCGAGCAGCCGATAGTGGTGCGGGGTCATTTGGAGTGCCCAAAGTGTCACACGGTAATTGAGTCCTGTTGTGAGGGGAGCTTCACTTTGATAGAGCTTCTGGCGGTAGTTTCGATCATAGCCATACTGGTGGCCTTACAGCTACCCATGCTGGCGAAGGTGAAGTTTGAGGCCCAGCGGGCTGAGTGTATGAATTACAAGCGTCAGTTGAAGATTTTCTACTACACCACGGATTTTGAGGACGGGTCACCGCCTTACACGATAAGGCCGCTGATGAAGGCGAGCAGGCTGGGTGGGAAGTGTTACGACTGTCACGCATCTGCGCCGTAAAAAGTTGCGCCTAGATGATGATTTGTTTTCCGTGGGTGCCGGGGACTGGGTTACACTGTTTGAGCTATGGCAGAATTAATCAAGACCTTACAAGCGGCACTGTGTGAAGTGGAATCATTTGGAAACAGCAAGGCGGTGGACATACTGGACAGGGCCCTTGAGCAGGCCATTAGAATGAGAGAGAGGTTGGGGAGTAAAGAGGGCTTTAAGAACTGACCACCGGAGTTACATAAAGACTCCCCCGGACACCGCACTCACGGGCCGGGGGCCATAGGCATTAGGCTTTTGCAAGCCCTTTGGTTCCTATGAAATTAGGTTCATCTAGCGACGGCGGCTAGGCTTCCGGGTGCCATTTTTTCGCTTGGCAATCCTTCTTTTTTTTCTGCCGTTGGTTGGTTTCTTGGTGGCTTTCCCTTCTAGGATGAGGGCGGTCCACCATTTGAAGGCTACCGGGTTTTCTCTCCAGACAGCGCAGAGGCCGCTTGCTAGGCGGTTGGTGAGGTTCTCCTCGTCCATCGACTTGATCCCCATGCTGTAGTTGATGGCATGGATGACTTCATGGAGGAAGGTATTTGCGAGGGCTGACGTGGGTTGGTCCTCGCAGATTGTGATGACCAGTCCGGTGAAGTCGCACCACCCGAGCTTGTCGTCCCCCACCTCTTCCATTGTGGCCCACTTGACCTCATAGGTTAGCCCGACAATGCTTAGCTCATTTGGTTTCATGGTTGCTAGTTGTTCTCTGGCTTCTTTAGCCACGGAATGACCCTGTTCTCGTTGTAGAGATCGTTTCTGACCTCAAGGAGGGCAGTCAGCCTGCCCAAGAGAAAGGCTCCTTGTGGGGGAATTACGGCTGTGATATTGAAGATGTTGCTGCTGTTTATTTCCATTGGTTGGAGCCCGCTCGAGTTCAGCACCCTGCCTATGATTGAATTGAGGCTGTCTATTTCAACGGATAAGCCTTCCTCGCTGGTTACCTCCAGCGGTTGGAAATCAGTAGTACCAATATTGCGCCGTAGTTGCATATGTCTATCGCGGTATCGGCGAGGCTTTCGTCCTCGACCTCTTGTTGACTTGTCCCTGACTTGATTTGTTTCAATGTCAGGTTCGTTAACCGCTGTAGTTTATCATTAAGTCGTATGGTCACGCCAAGAATGTTCATTTCCTTAACATCGAAGCAAGCTATGTTCTTTGATCCGTAGTCATTTTGCTTCCTGTCGAACAATCGGCATGCATCCATTGCAACCTTTAGGCGTTCCATCCCCATTTCCGTCTTTCCGGCAAGTCCCTTGTGGCAGACAGATGCGAGCATGGTTGGGGATATTTTACTTAATTTATTAAGGATTTCTACTATTTGCTTCTCTGCCTCCTTGGCTGTGAACTGTTCTTCTTCATGTGTCATTTTAATTTAGCTAGATTTATCGTTGGTTTTCTTGTTCTTAGTTTTTCCGATAGTTCCTTGTCGAAGGACCCCACTCCTATTGCCGCCCCTTCAAGTTCACTTCTTGTTACCTTCTTTTTCTCAAGGAGCTCATTGCCGTATTTCAGCCAGAACTTCTCCTTTTTGTTTCTTTCCGTGATGTACGCCAGATAAACTGATGCATTAGGTTCACGTTTTTTCTCTCCGGTTGGGTAGGTTTCCGTGAACACCTCCCACTCTTTGTCTGTCCAGTCGTCAAAAGGTCCCTTGTTCATTGGTTTATAATTAACAACGTGGCTGCGAAGAGCAGTAAAAAGATAATTGTGCAGGCAAGAATTGTCACATCATGTCAATGACACTCCATAACGTCTGGTCAAGAACACGGATGTCGTGATCCGGGCATTCTTCCCTGTGTTTATTAATCGCCTCCTTGAGAAATTCGACTTCTTCCTCTAGGGATTTGATCACATCAGACTCGTCCATTATCAGACTAGCCTTGGCCTTTCTGTTGCGCTTTGGTTTTGCCATCGGGAATAAAAATGCCCGGTAACAGCATGACCTATGAGCAGAATCTACTATTACCGGGCTTAAAAGAGGGTTTGTTTCAAGAGCAGGCGGAGCTAAGAAAGCCTACTGTTCGGAGCTCTCCTCCGAAACCATGCCCCTCAAATCATCAAAATGGTGGAGCCTCCGTTGGGGGTTCCACGGTTAACCCGCTGATAACTCCTATGTCACCCACCACTTTTAGGCGGGCCCTCGTTTCACCGTCCTTGCCGGTGTATGTGTCTCCCTGCACCCTTCCGGTGGCGTATACCGCAGCCCCGTCCTTGAGTGTGGACTCCTTGCCAAGGTTCCTTTCTCCAAAACCAAGGAAGTCCCAGTAGGTCTTGAATATCTTTCCTTCCTTGCCTTCTTCCTCAGTGAGGATTGTCCCGGCGAGGAACTTGTTTCCGCTTTGATTTCCGGTCTGGACGCGAATATCACGTACCAGCCTTCCCGCTATTGCAACTGAGTTCATAATTAGGATTATGTGTATTTCTAGTTTCTTGATGAGGTGTGCCCTGACTTTCGCCATTGCAACAAGCTCAATTTGTTGGACCCGCTGACGGGATATTCCCATGATGTCAGCAACATCTGCCTGTGTCCTGAGGGTGTTCTGATCCAAAAGCTCTCTTTCTGTGGGGCCATAACTCTCTAGCAGCGACCTACGGTAGCGAACATCCAAGAGGCAATCAAGACAGTTTTGAACTGGATGTTCAAGCAAAGAAAAATAAAACTTTTCACAATGCTCACATACATAAAACCGGCCATCTTCCTCAGTTGTTAATAAATACTCGGGACACACTCCCGTTAAAATGTGCTATTTTATTAAATAAAGCGAGATTGAAAGGCTTCCTGCGCCCTCCCGCGAGGTGGGATATAGCGGGATTGGGGGGACGGTTATGAACAAGACCTTGTTACATGTATACAGGACGCAGGAAACCGAAGTTGTACGATAAATCAGCGGTGCGTTCTTCAGGCAGATAAGCCGCAGATTGAAAATATATTAATAGAATGGGCGGTAATCGGTGGGCATGAGCGTATGTGCGGCGACAATTCTCCCCGCCTGTGGGGGAGAGTCGTCTTAGAGGCGGCGCAATCGGTGGTTTACGAGGCACGGCGTATGACATTGGACCTCCCTTGCCGAGACTGGCGGAACCCGGTCATCCTGTATTCCGTGGGGGAGGCACTCCTACCTAAAGGTAAATGGCGGTGGCGTCAAATCGGGGGTTTGTTTTTCGAGGGGCCGTATTAAAAACCTTCTCCGGTAGGGGTGGCGATTTACCAACATCACCCCGGCTTGCCTCGCTGACGCATCAGTCTCTTTCGTCAGAATATTGTAAAAAAGGAGTTGTACAGCGGCCTTGTCAGGAGGTCAACCTTTTTTTTAGTATGATGCCTGTGGGCGACGAACAACAAAAAGGCGAAGTGACCCCGGAGCCGAAACCCTCACCGAGCGCAAAGGGAGAGATGGAGGAGGTTGTGGCAGGCCACTTTATAAATTATGTAGCCCGCAGGGTGGGAGCAAACCCTTCGGTGATGAAGGCGGTCTGGGCAGCCATAGTACAGGAGGCCCCTGCCTACTTACTGGAGGAGCAGCGCACCATTGACATGGGCTTTGTTGACCTTGCGGCTGTTCCGTACAGGGAGAACTGGAAGCAGATAATGCACGCCAAGTTCCCAAATTTGGCCCCCAGCCTGAAGAAGGTACCCAAGGAACTGGCGGAAGCCTATCTCTTCAACGTGGGCTGGGATGCCGAAATGCTCAACTCTGAGCTTTGTGAGTTCCACAGGAACGGGGCACACCTTGGCTGGTCCATTGAAGCGCATGAAAAAAGGCAGTGGGCACAGATTGTCAACGGTTATGAGTCAAAGCAGAGGGCCCACCTTGGGGCAGCGGCCTATGCGAAGAGGTGGATAAGGCTGGTTAGGCGTGCGGGAACAAGGATTTTAAGGTATTTTGTTGCCTATGTGGCGAAGACGACTCTTCCGTGTGCGGCAATTCGCAACGGCGGCAACGCTAGGGGCGACTATCTTGTGCCATATGTCCCCAAGGGGAAAGTGCGTGCCACGGCTCCTCAAGGCTTTGTGGTTCATTGTGTCAACGATCCTAAGGCCGGTGAAATTAAATCCCCAGAGGTTGCGTCTTTACAGGGGCCGTTTGAGGAAGTGCCGCCAGTGCCCCTTATTCCACAGTCAGTTAAAGACGTGTGGAAGCGCGGAGACAATGACAAGAAAAAATGAGGTAATGGGGTGCTTGTGCTGGATGCCACTGAAGGCGAAGTTCCCCAGTGATTGCTGGTTAAGGGAAAATGAAGACAGATACGGACCAATTGCCAGAGAATACGGATGGCGAGACGAGCTTAGAAACCGTTAAGCCCACGCCAGTCGTTGGGAAGGGCAGTGTTCCTTCCGAGAAGCTGACTGACGTTGAGATAAACGACGCCGCCTCAGGTCTTGGGTTGACCAAGATAAAGGCCGAGACGATCAGGCGGCTCAGGGATATCGGGGTAGCTGCGGAGCAGTTCGGGGCTATCAAGGTGGCCTTGGGCAGGGTTCTGGTCTGTGACGACAGGCTGGACTCACTGATGGACGTGGTTATTGATGTGGCAAAGAACAGCCCGGACGACGACCAGAAGGTGAGGGCAGCCGCAGCGGGGTCCTCTCTTGCCAATCAGATTAGCAGGAACGCCGATCTGGTATACAAGATGCAGGTGCAGAACATGTTGTCTGACGGCGGCGAAAGGAGAAAGTTCCACACGTTTTCCCCGGGGGACATTGTGGTTCCGGTTCAAAGCAATGTGCACGTCAGCTTGGCAGGGACGGCCAAAACCTGATAGAATCCAGTTTGCATGGCGATAAGGGGCACACGCAGGCTTGAGACTAGGCACGCCAAGGACCTCCGCGTGTCGGAGGCTGTTGCGCGGGCAGGGGTTATTGCTGCCGGGGTCACACCTGTTGAAACCGCAATCGAGATGAAAGCCCTCCTCAACATTGAGGGGGATGCAATGGGAACGCTGAACACACAGGAAATGTTTAACAAAACAGTAGACGGAGGAGGTTTTGCAACAGGTTAAAATATCATGTCAAATGTAATTCAATTAAAACGAAATATTTACACGGGAACGGGCAATCCAGCCGCTTCAAATGTAGCGTATGGGGAACTCGCATGGAACAACGGCAACGGCGGTGCAAATGCCGGTGAGTTGTGGATCGGGCAGCAAACCGGCACAGACCCGGTAGTAATAGCTCCAAGGAGACTCAACAAGTCGGTTGTAGGAACAACTAGCGAGATAACAGTAGTGGAGGCAGCAGAGTCATTCACGGTTGGCTTGCCGGACGATGTTACGGTTGGCGGTAAACTTACAGTTACGGGCGACCTAGAAGTAAACGGTACGACTACCACGGTTAACTCCACAACCATAACAGTTGACGATCCTATCTTGACTTTAGGGGGGGATACAGCACCCACCGCAGATGATAACAAGGATAGGGGAATTGAGTTTCGATACTTTGACAATGTGGGGGCAAAATTAGGCTTTTTTGGTTGGGACGATTCTGCCACCAACCATGATTTTGTTTTCTATAAAGCCGCCACCAACTCAAGTGAGGTCTTTAGTGGTACGGTAGCAACCATACAAGCCAATCTTCTTGGCGATGTAACAGGAGATTTTACTGGTGACATAATCGGAGATTTAACAGGGGATGTTACGGGTCTTGTCACGGGCAATGTTTCGGGCAATGTCGGGGGCAATGTTTCGGGTGCTGTTACGGGCAATGTTGCTGGCAATGTTGCTGGTGATGTTGCTGGTGATGTCGCTGGTGATGTCGCTGGTGATGTAACAGGAGATGTTACTGGGGCTGTTGGGGGTGCGGTTACTGGGGCTGTTGCGGGTAATGTCGCAGGCAATGTTGCAGGAGATGTTGCGGGTGCTGTTACTGGTGCTGTTACTGGTACTGTCGGGGGTGGCGTTACGGGTAATATAACTGGCAACATCACAGGTGATATTACTGGCAGCATTTCTGGGGCTGTTTCTGGAGCTATATCTGGCAATGCGGCTACCGCTACAACGGCAACCAATATTACGGCTGCTGACGAGACAACTGACACAACCTGTTTTCCAACATTTGTCAAAGCGGCCACAGGAGCGTTGCCCGCAAAAACCAATGCTAATTTGAAGTTTGACTCAAATACTGCTTCGTTGGCGTGTACTACTTTTGTCGGTGCATTAACGGGCAATGCGTCTACGGCTTCTGGTTGTGCTTATTCTGGCTTAACTGGGACGGTTACAACTTGGAACCAATCTACTACTGGTGAAGCAGCGACAGTAGGAACCATTGCTGGGCATGGCATAGATGGTGGAACATTCTCGTAAAACATGGCTAACAAGATTCAGATTAAGCGGAGTACAACTGCGGCTACTACTCCGACACTTGATGTTGGTGAGCTAGGTGTAAACCTCACAGACAGGAAGCTCTGGGTTGGGGGCAACGGAGCGGGAAACATAGCCCTTGGCGGTGACGGCCTGTATCTCAACCGTCTGGACGGGCGGGTTCGGCTTGGCTCAAAATGGGGACACTTCCCAGAAACCACAGGGACAGTTCACTATGTGGACGCAGCCAACGGTAGTGACTCAAACTCTGGGACAGTTGGAAGCCCAAAGGCCACGGTAATAAGTGCGATGGGCAATGTGACGGCGGGTGACACCGTTGTCATGTACGCTGGCACTTATGATATGGCCAACTATTTCTTGGGGTCATCCAACAACATAACTGCCGCCTACTCAATCAACACAACTTTCATAGCAGCGGAACCGGGGAAAGTTAAATGGACTAATATTGAGGAATTTACAACCACCACAGCTTGTACGATCAAGTATTACGGTATCTGGTTTGCAAGTTCCACGGGCGGCTGGACGCACTTAACTGGTAACGCAGGAGTAACCAACTCTATACGGTACTTCTATAATTGTTTCTTTAAGGGGTTATCAAACAACCTGACTTGGGGCTATTTAGGGACAATCCATATGTTCAATTGTACCGTTGATGACTCTTTCTACGCCGGTTACGACTACGGCGATGGAACATTACAGAACACGGCTTGTACCTCTACTTTCGCCAATGCGCCGGGGTCGGGTGGCACAGTCACCTCTAACACTAACCTACCAAGCATCTCCTTGGGTGTTGATGCGAATATCAGTTCAAGTGGCTGGGAGAATACTGGGACAGGCAGAAACCCAGACGGGACTAGGGCCAACATCGGGGTGTACGGCGGGCCGTATGCGTGGACAAAAGACTACAAGGAAACATTTGGTAACGCCCCTGACGCAGCATTCACCAACCTTGTAGCCACAGGCGATCTATCCGCACCAAACATAATCGGCAAGCCTGACGCATACACCAAGCTACTGATCCACTCCGACACAACTGACGGGCGGGGAACATTCACGGACAGCAGCCCCGGTAACATTCCAATTACAACAGGCGGCGGTGATCCCACGCATGAAACAGAGCAAAGTAAATTTGGGGCTTCATCATTGTATGTGGACGGCGACGATTACTTGGATGTTGGGGGTGCTGTCGCTGCACACACGGATGTTTTCTATGATGTTGATGGGCTGGATTTCACCTATGACTTTTGGGTTAATAGAACGGGGTCGGGTAGGCGCGGGCTTATCTCGTCACATGACGGGACTGCTGATGACATTGAGATAGAGTTCACCTCTGCGAACAAAATCATGGGCGGGTTTCGTAAGGATGCCAGCAATTTTCACGGCATCACAACCACAACTGCCTTGTCCGCTAATACTTGGTATCACATTGCCCTGATTCGCCACAACGGGCTGTTGAAGATTTATGTAAACGGAACACTAGAGGCAACACACAACACCGTTTGGACGGGTGACATCTATAACCGCACAGGTAAGCTGTTCATTGGGCGGTACGGCACCATGTACCATCAGGGCTATCTGGATGAGATTAGAATTTCGGTTGGCATAGCCCGTTGGCAGTCTAACTTCACACCGCCGACCAGACCTTACGCAACTTTCTCCGCAGGGGATGGTGTGTTTACCGGGGAACTGGTTGCGCCAAGAATAGCTGGTGACACAACGCTGCTTGGTTCGCTGACGGTAGGAACAATAAATGCAACAGGCGATTTAACTTTAGATTCTGCTGATGGGATTATTTTAGACGCTGACGGTGGATCAATAAGCCTAAAGGATGGAGGCACAAGGTTTGGTATACTATCAAACTCAAGCAGTAACTTTGTTATAGAGAACGCAATTTCGGACAAGGACATTTTATTCAAGGTCAAGGATGATGACACTACGATTACAGCATTAACGCTGGATGGTTCAAACAACGGAACAGCCATATTCAGCGGTGGTGTCAACCTAACCACAAATCAAAATATTCATTGGGGCAATACTTATTCCTTCATATCTGGCGATGGAACCAACACCACAGGGAATCTCAAGTTTTATACAAGCGACACTCTCCGACTGACAATTGACGGGGCAGGAGCAGCCACGTTCAGCGGGACAGTAGGATGGTCTGGTGGAGGATCAGCTAATGCCAATACAGCTTATACTTACTCACAGGTGGGCCATCTCCCCTTAACCGCAAAGGCGGCTGACTCCAATCTGCTGGATGGGGTAGATAGCACCTCGTTCCTTCGGAGTGATGCAGCCGATACTGCTTCAGGTGCGATGTCCTTTACGGGGCTTTGCACATTCGCAAAGGATGTTCATATCTATGAAGTCGGGGCAGACAGGAATTTATGGATTAGCGAGGGAACATCGGGCAGCGGATTAACTAATGTTCAATTAAGCCCCAATGGAATCTCTTATTTGAAGGGAGGCAATGTTGGCATAGGCACAGCCAGCCCCGGTACTTACAAGCTCTATGTCGCTGGGACAACGTACCTCGGTGGTGCATTAACTGCAAACAGCACTTTGCACACGGGGGGTGGAGCGGGGATTAACGGTTCTATTGTCTGCACCAGCACGGAGAATAACCAAGGTCTAAAGCGGGACACCCCAGCCAACGCATTCTCTTGGCCGATGAATATCTCTAGTATTGGTACTGCCCCTGTAGGAACATTCACAATTGATGGCAAGTTTGAGCTTAACGATAATCACCAAGGTTGGAACGCCGGGTTCAAGGGTGATGTAACTTACCCAAGGGTAGCTAACCGATGCTTGGAATTTACCGTTGATACTGCTGATTCTGGTTCAAGCACAGCGCAAGCAGACCACGTTATGGTAGGCTGGTACGGCTCTGGCACAACTGGTACGCATTCGGAGTTGGTTCATGCGTGGTATCTGGACAAGGGGACGTCTGGAACATATCGGCTTGAGGCTCGGGAGAACGGTTCGGGCGTTTCTTCTGTGGCAACTGTCACATGGGGAGATGTCATTGTATTTAGGATAATACTAAAGGCAACTGGGGCAGATTATTATTACAAAAGAAATGATGGCCCTTGGACGCTTGGGTATGTCGGCGGGACTGTAACAACGTCAAACCTGACTCCGGGTATGTCGGTGTATACTGGGAGGTATCACATCCACTCAATGCACGTTTATGATTGGGCTGATACTGTTACATACGGGACGCACAATATATATGGCCCTGCTGACGGAACAGGGTATCTTCACATTAACGACTCAGTTACCACGGCGGTTGCTGGCAACGGTATGCGGCTGGGATATAATTCTGGTGAGCTACGCTTGCAAAATTTTGAGAGTACCGACATTGCGTTTTTCCTAGGGACTACCGAAAGAGTCACATTTACTTCTACGGGGAATGTACTTATCGGAACGGGATCAACTCTCTATGCGTCAGGTGCAGCCACGTTCAGCGGTCATGTGGGTGTCGGCGGTGCGGCTGACACATCCAATAATAGCCTTCATCTGTACAGCTTAACTAGCGGCCATGACGCAGGGATCACCCTTGAGCGTTCATCCGAAAAGGCAACGATCCGCTATTCGGGGTATACAACAGAGGGGCTGACCATTGAGGATACTCAATCCGATTCGCTTATTCGGTTGATTGCTGATGATGTAACGGTAAGCGGTGCGCTGACGGTAAGTGGTGCGGCATCTTTTAACACTATCACCAGCAACCTAGTTGGCACAATAAGCGGCCTGTTTAATCTTGGGACTTCGGCCCTCAAGTGGGGACACTTAAATATGTCTGGAACGGCCACTATAGGCGGTGGCATCAGCGTTACGGGATCGTCCAGTTTTGAGGGTGCGTCTTTTTCAAGTGCGATCACGGGTGCGAGTGCTACGTTTGGTAGCGCAACAACCACTTCTAATGTAGCTGTTCGTATAGAAACAGATAATGCTTCAACATATACTCCTGCACTACAGCTTGCATGGGGCGGAGATGTTGTTGGGGAAGTAGACTTTCAATTTGATACAAGAGCTACAACTGGATTTAAAATAGGCACAACAGCCGCTACACATCCTGTGTCGCTTGTGGTTAATGATGTTCCTAAAATATATATATCTGGATACGGCAATGTCGGCATCAATAGTGGTACTACTACGCCGATAGGGACGTTGCAAGTTAACGACACCAGTTTGTCGGTTATAGCTGGAACAGTTACCGTAGACAGGGCCGCTATTTATTGTGTTGTTAACATACAGCTT